TCAGTAGCAAGTGGCGTTCTTACTGCCGCTAACTTGCCTTCTGGTTTGACTCTTTCTAACGTAGATCATAAGATTGATGCTATTATAGCTGCTGCTGCCACTCTTGCTGCTTCTAATTATGTTGCCGATACTATCCTGGTTCACCCAGTTGATATGTACGACATCATGCTTCTGAAGGACACCGCAGATGGTCAGTACCTAAACCGCATCAACTTTACTACTGATGGCCGTTTGGTTATCGCTGGTTTGGTTGTAGGTCAATCTACTGCTATTACTCAAGGTCAGTTCTTAGTTGCTAACATGGCTCGTGCCGCTCAAGGATTCCAGAGAGCAGGTCTTTCTGTACGTTTCTACGATCAGAACGAGGATGATGCTATTAAGAATCTGGTAACTATCGTAATCGAAGAGCGTTTGGCTCTGGCCATTGGCCGTCCAAGTGGTATCTTCTACGATGCTTACGCAGATGTAACAGCAGCAACCTAATAATGATTAATTGAACTTGGGGAAGTTCAACGGTGAAGGAAGGGGGCGGTAATTCTGCCCCCTTTTTTTATTAACTTAAACGCAAATAAAATGGCAAGTATGGAATTGGTAGTTTTAAAAGAACACGCACGCAGCGATAGCTATGGCACCTATAAACCTGGAGAGCGATACTTTGAGAATCCTATCCGCGCTAAATTTTTAATTGATAAAGGATTTTGCAAGGTTTATGAAGTTGCTAAAAAAGTAGAGCCAACAAAGGTTGAAGAAGCACCAAAGCCAGCACCAAAAAGAAAAGGTCGCCCATCTAAAAAGAAACAAAATGAGAACGGAAGTAAAGGTAGTTAGTACAACCGGATCTGAGCCAATAACTGCTGCTCAAGCAAAAGCATACTTAAAACAAGAGTATGGCGTAATAGCTTCTGAAGATGTTATTATTGAAAGGCAGATTAAGGCTGCTCGCCAGTTATGCGAAGCCTATATTGATAGTTCTATTGTAGAGAAAACGATCCGCACTACTTTCTTTGAGTTTCAAGAATGGGATTATTACAGCGATGGCAGCGTAGTATTAGAACTGCCCAGAGGCCCAGTAAAAAGCCTTACAAGCGTTAAAAAGCAAGTGCCAGGTGTTAGTGATGAAACATTAACGCTAAATGGCAACTATTATAAGTTAGGGCAAGACTGGACACGAATAAAAGTAAGCGTAGCGGCTACGGTTACTACTTCTGCTGCTTATGATACTGATGGTTATTTGGTTGAGTATGTAGCTGGAATGACTAGCGTAGATGCTCCATTGGTTGAGGGTATGCTAAAGACTATTGCTGATATGTATGTTAACCGCGGTAATGAAACCGTAGAAGGCAGCGTAGCACAGCTTACTTACGATGCTAAAATGCTTTGGAATCCTTACCGACAAACTATAAACGCATGAATCCAGGCAAGTTAAATGAGCGCGTAAGGTTGCTAAGAATGGATGAAGGCACATCCGATGGCAGAGGTGGTTACACTAATTCTGGATGGGTTACTATTCGTGAAGATTGGGCAATGGTAGAGCAGCAACACGGAGCAAGGTTTGAAAGTAACGGCAAGACGGTACACGAAAAGCCTTATTTAATAACAATGCACAGCCGAAGACCTAACGTGGCTGGTGATTACGACCCTAATGATACTAACCCAGCAGACTTTGATACTGCCGTAGCGTTAAACGAATTATCAGAAAGGTTTGCCATATATTACCGCGGTAGGCTAATAGTGCTGCATAGCGTTATTGAGGAGCATAAAGAGGTAAATAGGATTATAGGATATTCTAAAAAGGTAGCATGGCAGCCAGCGACATCATAGGCAAAGTAGAATATTGCTGGGAGGAAGATGTAAGCCAGATGGATGTATGCGATGAGTGCGAGGAAGTTATTTATGGCAAATGTCATTTGCTGGTTTACTATTGGTGGCAGAAGCACACGCCAGAGCAACGCATTGTAGATTTATGCTTATGCCCTTCGTGTTTTAAGGATAGCAGCGAGGATTACGAGATAAACTTTACGCCTTGGGATGAGGATGAAATTAATTTAAACTAATGGCGCAGTTAAATGCACAGATAGACCAATCCAGTTTAAGGCGATTGCTTAAGAACATTGATAAGTACGGTAAGCATATCAAAAAGCAAGTGCAACAAGAAATAAATTTTACTGCTGGTCAAATTAGGTACGATGCAATAAACGCAGCACCTTATAAAACTGGTAATTTGAAAAAAACCAGTTATGTTAATTATAAACGTAATTTGTTAGGTGCTGAAATCGGTTTTAATGCTAAATACGCATCAGCTGTTGAGTTTGGTAGCAGGCCACACATTATAAAACCCAAAAAGGGGAAATATCTAAAATTTAAAATTAAAGGGCAGTGGGTACAGGTGACATCAGTTAGTCACCCGGGAACTAAGGAGCGCCCATATTTAATGCCAGCCTTTGAACGCAACAGCAAAAGAATGAAAGCTGAAATACTGAAGATAGTTAAGAACAGAAAAAAACCATTTAGACCACGATGAAAAAGCCTAAAATACTTTGGTACACTTGTATGCAAGGCCGGCAAGAAATAGTAGATATTATGCTTGCTGGGTTTAATGCTTGTAAAGAGCATTGGAAGCACGATATAGAAATGGACATCTTTATAACGGCATCCGAAGATGAAGATGTTAAGTTTTTAGATCAGCGCAATATCTACCATAGTCAAAAGCCAAATAATCCGGTAGGTTTAAAATTTAGCCGAGGTCTTAAAGATGCGCTTGCTCTGGATTGGGATTACATAATGATTCTCGGCAGCGATGATGTTATTGGTCCAGAGTTATTTGCTTATTACCTACCAGAGATACAAAAAGAAACGCCTTACTTTGGAACGGATGCTATTTGCATTGTAGATTATAGCACGCAAAGAGCAAAGAACTTTACAATACCGCCTAATAGCATTGCCGGCGTTTGTGGACCAGGTAGAATGGTAAGCCGAGATATAGTAGATCATTTTGATGGTTATTTATGGTCTGGTGGCGATAGAGGGTTGGATATGTTAAGCAACACGAAGATTACAAGCTATGCGCCTTTAAAAGCGTTACATTTGCAAAGCGAAGATGTGCCTTTAATGTGGGATATAAAAAGCCCTGTAAACATTTGGGCTTATGATAAGATAGTTACCCCTTGGTGCGTGGACACAAGCTATAAGGAGCAATTAGAAAGGATGCCCGAACAATGTAAAATATTGATTGATGAAAGACGTAAGCAATGTGCTGTATAGTGCGCTGTTTAGTTCCCTAAATGGGAACATCACATATCAAGGGCAGACAATACCTGTTTTTGAACTTGTGCCACAATCAGCGCAAAATGATTATATTTACCTCGCTGATTTAAACCTTAGTGAGAGTAGCGCAAAAGATAGGTTTATGCAGAATGGATATATTAATATCCAGGTAATTACAAGGCTGCAACACGATGGAAGCAGCAATGTAAAGTTAGATAATATTTGTAACCAGGTTAAGCAGGCATTGAAGCCTACGATAACGGCCGTTCCTTCACTATCCCCTAATTTCAATTGTACGTTTTTTTACCTTGAAAATGATATTAAGGATTACTCGCTTGAAGATGTAGAGCAGGTAACCAAGCGCATTTTAAGGTTTAGAATAGAAGTAGAAGAATTGTAAATTTTAAATAGTAGATCAAATGGCAGTTTTAAATGGTGATGTAATTCTAATTAGTGCCAACGGCAACCAGCTTAAAGGTACCGTACAGGCAGACATGGAAGCCTCAGCAGATATGATTGACATTACCACTAAAGATAGTGGTGGTGATAAAGAATATTTGAGCGGTGAGCGCGACCAAACATTTAGTGTTGAGGGTAAATGGGATCCTTCAGACACTAACGAAGGAGCAACAGATGCTTACGATGATTGGGCTTCGGGTAATACGGTAACTGTTCTTTTTGGGCAGCTTACTTCCGGTGGCACGCAATGGTCATTTACTGGTCGTTATTCGGCGTTTAGCTTGAGTGGACCTAAGAATGACGCGGCTACTTTTAGCTTGAGTATCCAGCGTACTGGTGCTACCACTAAGC